CGGGAAAAATATCTTAAAACCGAAATTTAGTTTAGAGTCCTAAAGCTTATACATTATTTAGGCTTTACCTTAAGACTATTATATTTAATCAAACCAAGTTCACTTTTAACGTGATCATAAACATGAGTTCCCTTCCTTGGCGTGCTTTCGGTAAGATACCTAGTCACACCCATTTCTATCAAATTAGACACGTTTATTTGAGAACTTGTATTCGGCACACAATTGATACCATTAGTACAATGTGGTCTAGCACACTTGACACAAACTTGGAATCGCTTGGCCCTCCTTTTCTTAGCGCTCTTGGAGCTCCCATTCACGTAAGATTCGTAGGTCCTGATTCCATTATTATAATTGACTACATACTTTGCAATACTTCTACTTATATCATAATCAAGTCCCATTCTCCTGGCTAGGAGGACAGTCAACCAACCCACGTCTTGTTTAAGAACAAGATCCATTGCCTTTGAACTCCCCTTTCACCTCACAAGCTTGTTGGCCTCCAGAGATTTTCGAACTAGTACTAAGCAATTTCTCATTACGCCTAGCTTTATTCAATGAGTTGGTCTTATGAACATCATGAGCCAATTTCTCAATGTCAGTAGGCAATCTCACCAGACCTTCAAGTGGTTTCATGGCAGAGTGATTGGTTACAAAATCAAAGGTATCAAAGCTGGCAAATTTTGCATTCTCAGGAAAACCTTTAGCTTGCCAATTTGCTGGTGGTTCGTTATTGATAATCATATATGACCAGACAATGGGCGCGAAGAGCCTACAAACTTTTCTTAAAGTGGAGTGATCTTTAATAATGGATGAAACTGAGACTCTAGAGAATGTCGATTTGAACTTAGGATCACGGAAGTCGATATCGCCTTCAAAAGTTTGGAAGGGTGATGAGCTATTGTGCGCTGCATAGAGCACAATATCAAAGATTGCATCTCTGACCCTCTCTCTTGGGACCCCCATTGATTCAAGCTTAGATGTAATTTGTGCAATGTCCTCAGCAGTTGCGATGTTCTGACTCACTGGAGCCCTGTTCCACTTCAGCAAAGTGTTAAGAGCAGGTCTACTATACAGATTAGTAGAATCTTCTTTAAGCTTATCAGTAACCTCCATTTGCTTTAGACCACTTTGCATGAGTGGGTTGGCCACATCTGAGGGTCGCATGTTAGCTCGATACCACTCCTTGAGAGCTTCAAGTCTGGCAATCTGAAAGTCAGAGATGTCACCTTGGGCTGCTTTGATTTCCTCGACTTTACCTTTACTATTGCTTGATTGGCCTTTATCCTTAGCATCAGGATTACTAGTCTTCTGCTCAGTTTTCTCAGTTGCCATGACGACGGACCCACCTGTATCTCCAGCAAGCTGTCTACCTTCAAATACCTTCCTGTCCCTCTCAACTTGCTCGTCTAGTTCTTCTTTAACTTCTTCAGGTGTTTTTCCTTGGCTGACTAGGGCTTTCCTAACTTCATTATACTTCTTCAGCCTACTACTAAAGTGGTCATTTGACTCACCAGAAAACATTATCAACTCAAAGTCTTAAAACCTAAAGACCATCACAGGAAACGCCTTGCAGGAAACTTAAATCTAGATTACTAATATCTGGTACATTATTACCACAACCTTTAACTACTAGAGATGACTTGCTAACTATAAGCACACATGTCTCATTTTCTCGAGAAAAGTAAATAAGTATTAAAAATGTGAGAGACGCTGCAATTAGGCCTATGAGTGACTCACACCACATCTAGGGCACACTATTTTCCTATCTGAAAAACTTAGGGTAACTATCACAGATGTCAAGCACAAAATGAGGGGAATCATAAAACTATATGAACCACTGGTATAAAGCCAGTCAAAAGTTCCCCTCTGAGGACTACCATATATCACTTTTTTAGCTGCATCGCAGTAAGTTCCACCATGGGGTAGTGAATATTGACTATCACCAACATGCGGCAGAGTCGATCTTGTAATTGTGTAGATTGTAAGTGCAACACCACTACCAATAGCGATTGCCAAAAGTGATTTAGAATAGTCTGCAGGTGGTGTTAGGGACATTAGCACTTAGAATTTTAAGCTCTTCAGTGTGCCTGGTAACACAGATGTAAGCTAGGTGCTTCTCACACTCCTTGTATCCAGATCCGACTGTCACGAAAGAAACTTTATCAAATGTACAACCCCTAACTTCTTCTGGTCTCTTGAATTGGCAATTGTGTGAATTCAGGAGCTTAATAACTGGCCTCTCAAATGCCAAGACCGTCCCGATTAACTTTCCTGAGAAGATGTGCTCAATGGACAATTTGTCAGATTTGTTGGCGTGAACGTCAATACCCGTTTTTCTCAAATATTCTGCAGTTTCAGAACCAAATCGATGGCTTAGATTACAGATGTAACTTGCTGGAAATGACTTTGTAAGAAAGTTCTGCTGCGGATCGCCAAATATTGCAACAAATTTCCAAAAGCTTCCTGAATCGACGACTTGGTATTCGTCCAACAGACAGAATTTATCTTCTTCAACCTCACCCTTAAATGGTTTGATGTATCTCCCAGTCAAATTCTGAAAGTCTGGCTCTCCTGCAGTATAGGCCACGAAGCGAGAATCTTCAGTGATTAACTCCCTAATGAAAGTACTTTTACCACTACCTGGCACACAATTAATCACAAGAGGTCTAGTATTACTACTTACTGAGATAAATTTGCTATTTAATTTACTAATCAGTACATCCATATTCAATTTATGGCAAAAACCTAAGCCACATTAGCGACAAAGTCTAAAGCCACACTGCTCCTAAGTAAATGCTTCCACTTGACTATTATTCTAATACATTGGTAATAACAACTCACAGCATCACTATCCATCAAGCCTACTGCCTTCTCACCAAGTTTATATGCATAACTAAGTTCTATTGCATAGTTATCCAGGCATTCTCTAAAATTTCCATTCTCTTTCGAGATGCATAACCTCTCAAATACCAACTCTGGCCTCTTGTATATTCCATACTTAGTGAGATTCCAGCCACAAAAAGTTGGGTGCACTGTGAAATCCACTTTAGCTTTCAATTTCAGTTTACTAAGGAATCCATCATGCTCAGTCTTAAGCCTCAACTTCCTATTAGCGCACATATCATCACCTGCAAAACAGATTGATTCAGATCCATTCAAGTCATACTTGAGAAAGGTGAACAACATATTTGCCAATGTATTGAAGAGAAAAGTGGAAGCTTCTCCTGAAAATCTCATAATTGCAAGATTCCCCAATTTTGACCCCAGGTGTGTTTTGATATACTTGTAATCCTCAATAAGATCTTTTGGGAGACCAAGATACTCCATAAGGCATATTTCAAAAGCTAAGATATAGGAGTCTTGTGAGGCATCAAACGCTTCATAGTCCGACTCTGTGCAGTTACCTGAAAAATTATTATCGATAACCCATTGGTTGAGTTCATCTAAACCTTTCCCACTGTGGATATAGAATTTATCGGGTAACACCTCGTTAACTTTCATTTCAATATACCTAATAAAGGGTGCAAATCTGGCAAGTACAATGTGGTGAAAACAGACAATGGTTTGAGCAGCTTTGGCATCTCTAAAGCGGTTTTCATATTTAGTACAATTCTGGGCTTTCATGAAAACTAAACCAACATCAGTCTTCCAATCTGTATTTGACCTGCCAGAATGATTTGCAATGGTTGCTGTGCTCTTTGAAGTTTTCTTATCTTCAAAATCGGCTTTTGCTTTCTCAAAGAAAATAGCATTCCTTTCTCTCTTGATCGGGATTCTTTTAAGAAACTCCCTAAGCATGAATGGTCCAAAACAGGCCGAATCTCTTAACTTTGCACATTCCTGTGCTGGTTTTGAAAATCTCAGACGCTTTCTTACACCCATGAGAAATGTGGCTGTGTCATTCCCATGATGTCTTGGATAAATAGCTGCAAATCGCTCCGCTGCATTCGAAAGTTTAAAACCATTATTCTTTGAGTGCTCGTCTGCAAATTGGTTAGTGACCAGATTTTTAATTTTGAACTCGCGATCCTCTTTTGCTTTAAATCTGTGCACCCAGGTTGCGCGAATACCTTCAAGGTGTGAAAGTGGAACATGGGTCTTGGTTGACTCAACTTGATGGACGATTTCTTGCATTTCTTCCTCTTGAAAATCCTCTAATTGACCAAGGTTGATCATAGTCTTAAGCCAAGGGTCACCTTGCAATTTCAATTCTTTAACCTGGAAATCTTTGCCGTACTTCTGGAGGAAACCTTTTTGCAATATTGGCTTTCCAGGTAAATTCTTCATTAGGAAAGTGTGACTTGCCCCCTTCATTAAGAATCTCGATAAACATCTCTCACTATACATCTGGCAAACTGTGTCTATGCTGTATCCAGTAAGGTTGAGCAAATTGAGATTAAACGCAAAGCGACTCAATGCAGTAATCCACCTCTTCTCATTGACGTGGATTGAGATCCCTGTGATCAAAATTGTTCCATAATCAAAATTCCTACCAGTGGATTCTCCGAATGTTAGCACCTCAACCCCTTCTCCAAATTCAACCTTGATGATTTTCTTCTCTTCAAAACTGGAAACAAGGAAAGTATTTAAATACTTTGATGGAACTAGTCTGCTCTCCTCAATAGAACTACTAATGAGATATGGCTCATCAATAATTAAATTATCTTCTGCAATCTCACAATCTAGTCTACCTATGAAATTCTTATTTCTAAATCTAAAACTTAAGAAGTTATATTTATAAGCTAGATTTCCTAAAATTGTATCTATGTCAGACCTTGTTTGACTGAAGGTGAGCCTATCTCTTAAAGAATCATAATCACTTTGACATGGATCACCAAGTACATACAGCTCCCCTGATTCTGGTTTAGCGAGGCTCAAGACCAAATCTAAGTAACCCGGGGGATACAGCTGAATCTCATCAATAAGAATTAGATTAGACTTAAATGTTTTTTTCAAAATGTTCTTGATAAATTTCTCAAAAGTGTGGACCCGTACTTTCCTCTTAAGCTGACTACCTTCTGATGGAGTCCCAATACTATCCTCCATTTCGAGAGCTAGTGATTTTCTCGGAGACACAATATGAATGGCCAGATTGGGATTATCCTTAACAACTTGCTTAAAGATACTACTTTTCCCACAACCATAAGTACCTAAAATTAGGCCAATCTCACAAGTCCAGCCCTCCCAGTTCCTATTCACCAACTGCCCTTTGAAATCAAAATTTTTATCAAAGAGCACTCCAGTGTTCCCATCAAGCATACTCTTACGGATCAACTCATATCTATTCTCATCGCTTGAGACCTGGACTTTAGTCATAGCTCTAGTCAAGCTTTTCAGATTCTTCCTCAAGAATTTTTGACCCATTTTTGACCCCCTCACATATTCTCTTCCAGATATTGAAGTTTGTGGTACCATTTTTTTGGTGAAACTGAGGTCCAAGAGGTCCTCCCTGTTTTGCAGGGGAATCATTTTCTTCTCATTCAAATTATTGGCAGGTACAAAGAACTCAACATGATCTTTATCAAATATGAAGTGTTTGGTAAGGGCCCCATTAGGATTGAGTGTATCGCAATACTCACCAATGCACACGCCACAAATATCAAATGACTCTAGAAGCTTTTCAAACATTTCAATATCGATGCCCTCTCCATTCTCGAGCTCATTTATAAGTGACTTCCCAACCTTCCTTTGAGCAGCCTCAAGAACTTGAGGCATAGGTCTGTCTAACGCTTCGGCTACCGCTCTAATACAGCAATCATTCTTATTCCTTAATAAGCTTAGACTCATTCCAAAGTTCCCTTCACAAATTGCGATCGGTACGGTAGACCCACCATTAATCTCAATAATCAGTTGGATTTCTGGTATATACAACGAGACACAAATGCTAAACATCTTACTGATTGCCACGAGACAAGGAAAGTTAAGGCTCAAGCCAAAAGTATCAATCAGGTTCTGGATATCATTCTGAGCCTTGATGTCAATAACCGAGGAGAAGTGCTCAACCTTTGAGTTTACATAGTCTACATTAACCCCAATTTCAGACGCAAAAATCCTGAATAGACCCTCGCTCCCAACTGTTGTAATCTCCTTCTTGTACTTCATTATTCCTTCAAAACTCTCTTTGTTGTGTTTTTCAACCTTGACCTGCATGTTCATGATCTTATAAGTTTCGAAAGCAATTTCATCGTCAGAAGTGCTGCAAGATTCTATTTCTTCCTCCTCACTCCCTCGTTGACTATCTTCACCTTGGCCCTCATCATCTTTGAACTTGGTAGTGTTGATTTTGCTTGGTTTTAAATCACCCATTTCCTCATGGATGGCTTCACGTTCTATTTCTTCCATCCCACCACCCTTGTGTAGTTCATTTACGTCCCTAGTCTTGATCTCCTCGCTCCGCTTTAACCGCCGGAATGTGAGAGACAATCGTCCACCTTGGCAGTTGTACACAGTGTGCTTAACTTTCTTCTGGAAACCACTCGGCATCACAAAGAAACTTCTCTCTTGCACAAAAAAGTGCACTTCTTCATTGCGATCTTTGAAGCCGAAATTACAACTACCCTTGATTGAAAATGTGGCAACCTTAGTTCCTTCATCAAAAATAGCCTCATCATCTGCATGGTAACCGATCCTTCCTCCATCGTCATACTCTTGAACCAGGACGCAATCATAATAGTCAGCATCCAAACCATTTAATAAAAGTATTCGGTCAAAAAAATCAAGCCACCCTAATGATTTGTGCTTAGTATTTGCATACTTGTAGTCGACTAAATCACCACGATTGTACCAGCCCGCTCGCCGATTACCAATTCTGTCTGGCAAAGCACCTTCAAAAGTGCCACATTCCCTTGCTTGATTGATATCAATTGAATAGCCTGACAATTGAATAGTTGTAATCAGGGGACAAGGAGTTCTAATAACCTGTAGAATATCCTGTAATATGTCATTGTCATTGACCTCACCACCCCTTTCATCGACTGTTTCCATTGACTCATCCAATGGTTGCAACCCCTGCATTGGACTAAATGTCACTTGCTTTTGAATGCTGTCACCAAAGCTTAACTCCTCACTGTTTGGCTCAACATTTAGTTGCGGGCCTACTGAAATTTCACTACATACAATTGACCAAGCGCTAATTGCCTCAACACTCAAAGTGGTCATTGTCGTACTAACCCCTGTGAGGTATTTTGTATTGCATGAAACCCAACGCGCCACCATCCCGCTCCTTGGTTTGCACCTATACTCGAACCAAATGAGACCATCCCTTTGGAAATATAAATATCTAATGCAATCTTTCCTGGCTCTAATCCTATAGAAGGTTTTTCTAGCCCCACATGTATCCAAGTAAATATGTGTTAAACCTAAAATTCTATTCTTTCTAATACAATCCTTAAAAATACTAGTCACATACCCCAAATTACCTTCATCGTAATTGCTCCAATCCAACCCTAAGACTGATAACACAAAGATCCTAAAAAATGGAAGCAAATCACCATTAGGTACCTCAAGAACATGTACAGAGGGGGTCAAGACGCAATAAGGCTGGGCAACCCTGATAGTCATACCTCCAAAAAGAAAATTACTTTCCATAAGATCTACAACGTCAACATCATCAGCATGACCAAACTCTCTAGTGACAAATGGAAAATCAAAGTAAGAATTGCAATCCAAATCCGACAGTCTAACCATGAAAGAAAATGGTTCTAACTCTCTTATAAATTCATCCACACTTAGTGATCTGAACGTTTGAAACTTCTGGGCTATGAATCTAGGGAAGGCACCAGCTACCAACCCTTGTAGCACCTTAAAATCTTCTTTTTGGATCATTGTACTGGTGCTACCAGTGTTAACCACTAGTTTGGCGAACTCCTCTACAAACTTGATCTCCGGGCCGGAAGGTTCACTGACGGTTTGTGATAATTTTGATACCGMTGATTGAATATCCGGCTTGACCAAGGATCTCAGATATCTATAGATGCGATTGACTGTGCTGTAACAAATTGGGTAACAGTCCTTTACATTAGCTGTAACTCTATTCAACCCTTTCATGGAGATTGCTTCAAAATCCCCAAAAGTCCTTGTGCTACGAGTAACAAAGTCCCCACGAGTTATGCTAATCAAATGGTGAGCAAATTTAGAGCAGACTACGTCTACGCAGAAAACAGTCCCATCATCACATATTATCCTCTTTGCCTTAAGGAGATAACCACAGTCTAATGGTTGTTCATAACCTTCAGATCTGACCCCATCTGGGTAAAACAGAATCTTCTTTTTCGACTTACACCCAAATAGATTTCTGAAGTTTAAAGTGGGGTTAACAAAACTTGGTGCATTTTCCACTAATTCATATTCATAACACCATCGATTCAAGCTCACTTTAGAGCCAGCTAGAATTTCCGGAGGAAAGACCATAGTTGCAATCATTCGGTCAGGTTTTGCAACTTCTAAAAATTTAATCAATTCATTGAGGCTCCAATAATGAATCTCGTCATGGAGAAACAAATTTTTTGCACGTCTAAGCAAAACCTCTGGAACCAAGTCTCTAAGAGTTGCAGAACCCTTAATATCTTCCCCAAATTCAGTCACTTCTGACTTAGCTGCCCTCCAACTAAAATACCGATTTTTATCATGACTAGTCACAAATCTATTTATACAAGTGACCATATCTAATTTTGGCTCACGGCTTTTGAAGGCAGTCATTTTATTCTCTTTAATACCTACAAATGTAAAATTATTATCAATCAAACTAGGTAACACTTTATATAGCATGTAATTTTCTAGTGTTTTGCATGCAGGGTGAGAGTGTGGAATTGGAGTGATAGGGGAGAGGTATACACCTGCTTTAGTCAAGCGTTCTTTTGCATGAACATTTAATGCATAATTGAAAAAGAGATGCTCTCGATTTTCAATGTTAACAAAATTGTCCAATGCTTTTTTGCATACCATGCTTTGCTCAACTGAAGCGAAAGATGTGAGTGCCTCTTCAGCAGGAGAACGAAATGTAAGAGCCATTGTAAAAAGACAAGTTTCTGTTTTTGCCGTTTAGGAATGTTCTTGTTCGTTCCGTGCTGTTTTA